GCCGTGATGATGACGCTGTTGAAGCTGGCCCGCGCCAAGTCGAACCCGGCGCACGCGGACAACTGGATCGACGGCTGCGGCTATTTGGCCTGCGGCGGTGAGATCGCCACAGCGAACCAGACAAAGGTTGAACCCATGCAGCGCGAGCATGGTGTATGGAAAACAATGGACACCGCGCCAAAGGACAGGCCAATACTGCTTCTCATGTGGGAAAATTGTGGGCCGCATTACACCCGTGAAGTTTCTTGGTGGGAAGATGACGAAACATTTGACGGAGGTGGGTTCTGGTATAGCCCGCACTGGACACTTGATCCGTTGTTTTGGACTGATTTGCCGGAAAACCCACCAGAGCCGGAAGGTGAAAAATATGCGCGCCAAGAGGCGATGACTGCTGTCAGAGGCGAGGCCCTTTGAGGCTCGAAAGAAGCAAAGCAGAATGGCATTGCCTGCGCGTTTCGGCGCGTGGGCAAGAGCCAACACATGCCGAAAAGGTGGCAACGATTATCGGTGTGCAGGAACTCAAAGGCTACATGCTGCAACTGCACAAAGAAAACCGCCTAGACGAAAACGCCAAGGCGGCAATTCAAAAAAGGCTTGCCGAACTTGAAGCCTTCTACGGGCGCAAGCTAGGATAGATCGCTGGCCGCCAGCCAAGCCTCAAAAGCCTGCCAAGCCGCGTCACATCCAAGCGCAACACAGGCAAACGCTCCAGCCTTGGCCGATGCTGCAAGATATTCCTTCTGCCCATCCTGCCACCTCCCGAGCGCCGGATCGCGGCGTTTCAATTCGCAGACAAAGGCCATCCGCGCCGGAATGATGATGTCCGAAGCACCCGGCGTCATGCCTTCGGCCTTGTGCTTCGACACCGCGCCAAATTGGCCGCCGATCCGCAGCCCCTCATTGCGCGGGTGCAGGGCAATCTTCCCCCATGTATCAGGATGCGTGCGCCGCAGCCGACCAAAGAACGTGATCTGTTCTTGCTCTTCGGTCGGGCATTTACCGCGAAACTCCAGATCACCGAATGTCAGCACGCCATTCTGCGCGATGTCATGAAAATCACTGAGCCGCATGTTTTTCTTCCTCGCTAAATGGATTCCACTCGATTTCCGCAATGCTTGGCGCTTCTGGCTCTATGTCTTCAGGGAGGTTGTAGGCACGTATTCCGAAGAACCCGCTCTCAACGTCCTTGCGATACGTCACGGTCCTTGGCGCAACCGTCCCGCATTGCGTAGCAGCATCAAAAGCGTTCCATTGAGACTGCCCTCTAATGTGCTTGGCCTCTGGCATCACCCAAGTCGTGAATTGCCTGTAGGGCGTCACCCATTCAACGCGCAGGGTCTTGTTGCCGCTGCGGCTGATGTTGGGCGATGCTGACATGCTAAGAACACGGTCAGTCTGCCAGCGCGTGGGATCGCGTTTCAGCGCCTTGAAATCAGCCTTTAGCTTCTCGTTAGGATCGACAATCTCGCAATTGCAAAATGCACAGTGCCGCGCTGCAATGTCGTTCTCCATGCTGCAATTTGGGCACTCTTTAAACGTCCAGCGATAGTCGCAGCGTTCATACTCACCGCGCTTGCCAGCTTGCACCATCCCCATGCAACGCCGACCAAAATGCACCGGGATTGGACCAAAGTCGGACATGATCTGCCGACCATCCAGATCGAGCGCATAGCCCGCCTCATCATACGGATAGTCAAAATACTGCGGATTGACGCTGACCATATTTTCATATGAGCAAGACGGGCAGATGCAGGTCATTCCGTCACCACCGCCACCAGCCTTACTAGCCTTCACAACAGGTGCAAACAGATCACCATCAGGGCAATGGTCCTCAAGGTTGGTCGTGTAGTCCAGCACAAGGCAATCCGTCTTTCCTTCGTGCAATCGCAGCCCGCGCCCAATGATCTGCTGTAAAAGGCCAACGCTTTCGGTCTTGCGAAGGATGGCAATTAAATCAACGTGGCTTGCATCGAAGCCCGTGGTCAGCACCGACACGTTCACCAGATATTTGATCTGCTGCGCCTTGAACCGCTTTAGGATGCTGTCGCGCTGGGCTTTAGGGGTTTGCCCTGTGACGATCTCGGAAAGCTCTGGCGGCAGGCTGGCCATGATTTCTTGCGCGTGCTTCACGGTGGCAGCAAAGAACATCACGCCTTTGCGGTTGGCCGCCTGAGCCACCACGTCGCCCACAATCGCCGCTGTCTTGCGCCCTTGGCCGTGATAGGCACGATCCACTGCATCAGCATCAAACTGGCCACGGCTGTTCAGCGCAAGCCCGCTGGTGTCATATCCACTGGCATTGATGGCCCCGATTACCGGCGGTGTCAGGTAACCCATGCCGATCAGTGCGCGTGCATCTATTTTGTAGACGCATTTCGCAAAGTAGGGGGAAAATGCCGTATCTTCGCCGTTTATGCGCCCGTTGTCGTGTTCTTGGAAAATCCACCCAGACCCAAGGCGATAGGGCGTAGCCGTCAGCCCGCACACGCGCAGATTTGGGTTGCCTTCGCGCATTGCTGTGATGATGTCCCGCACAGTTGGCGTGATGCCGTGCGCCTCGTCCAGAATGACCAGCGCATATCCGCTTGGCCCCTGCATTTGGAAACGGCTAATCTTGTTCTTAACGGTCAGCGGAGAGCCAAACACCACAGGGTGCCGCAATTCCTTTGCACCGGCACTGGCAGAGAACGTGCTGGCCCGGTTCCCCGTGGCCAGAAACTTCTCGCGGTTTTGCATCACCAACTCGGCACTGGGGGCAAGGCATAGCACACGCTTGCCTGTCATGCCGTGGATCACTTGGGCAATCTCTGCGATTATGTGAGACTTCCCCGCGCCAGTGGCCGCGTCGATAATAAACGGCGCTGCGCTGCGCTTCATCCATTCCAACGCCGCATCTGCCGCGTCCTGCTGATACGGGCGGAGGGTCATTTGACCACCCAATAGCTTGAAGGCTTGCCGCGATACGGTTCAAGGTCAGCACTCGGTATCAGCGCCTTGACAGCCTTGGCATAGGCAATCGCACCAGCCTTTTCGATCTTGGTCAGCTTGCGCCCAGCAAAGATCGTGTCCTTCTGACCAGAAATGCGAACCATATCAGCAAGCAACTCTTTCTTGCGTTCCTCTGCGCGGTCGATGGCCTCACAGATTTGGTCGTATTCAGCCGCGATCCGGTGCGCTTCTGGCGTGTCGATGATCGGGCGCTTTGGCTCAAGGTGGATTGCAGGTTCTTCCCGCTCGGCCAAATACTCCGCATAAAACTGTCGCAGTTTTGGCAGGTTTTGATCTTGCCAAGACCCGCTCCACATTACTTTTTCCATTGAAGTCCCGTTTGGCGACCACTGGTAGAAATTCCACCACGACCTATTCGTGACCCAAATCGAAAACTGCACTTGGTCAAAATAATGTGGCTGGTCAAAGATCGATTTAAACGCAGGCGCTTCATCTTTCCGCAAGCCAAACGGGCATTTGATCTCAAGGCCACCCTCTTCGCCAATCAACCCGTCCGGGCTGCACCCTGCCCAATCCTCGCGCGTGATAAACCCGACAGCCTCAACGGCATTTCCCGTTTCCATCACGTATTCGGTCAGCGCCCCAGCCTCATTGCGCGTGCCGTATTCGGTGGCAATGTTGCCTTCGAATTCAGGTCCCGCCCCGACCCATTCACGAACCATGCGGCGCATCACATCGTCGCGCGTGGCATAAGGTGCATGGCCCAAGATCGCTCCCACAGACGATGCTGTGATGCGGCCCTTGCGTGCTGCGTGCCATTCTTCTGTTCGCTGTTCCAATTTTGGCTCCTATGTGTTTTGATGGTGTTGCCAGCGCCGCGCCTCTGAATACTCAGGGTAATCGGCTCCTCCCGCCTTCGTGGCGCTGGCAACCTTGCTCCAGCTTAGATCAACCAGACTGGAGCAAACGGGATGTCATCATCGACCAAGCCGGGCTTGGCGTAGCCGCCACCGCCTGTGCCGAAATCATCGCGCTGTGCCGGTGCAGCACCCGCTGCGGGCAAGGGCTTTGCTTCTGCGACATAGATGTCCTTTGCGCCCTTTGACGCCACCGCTGACACCCAGTTGCCGTGCATCATGCCGCCGTTTCGCGTGTCTGGCATTGACCAGATCATCATGCTTGCAACCATCGGCTTGTTTGTCAGGCTCAAAAGGTCATCGTTGGTCGGGCGTCCCGGCTTTGCGGTCAGCTTGCCGCCCGCATTGGCATCGATGGCTGCCAGCATCTTGCGGGCTTTGTCGCGCTTCTTAATGCCGGACGCTTCGTCCTTGGCGCTGGGGTCCATGTCCAAGACCCACAGCTTGTGAAACACCTTGCGGTTTTTGTATTCCTCGGGCGCAAGCACTGTCCAGCGTGCCGAGATAAACTCCTCGCCAGTGGGCTTCATCTCCCACTTGCATTCGTCAATCATGGCCAGCACTGACGATCCCGCCGGGATCGGTTCAATATTGCCCGAAGGCACCTCATATTCGGTGCCGGTGTTTGCGGCTGTCTCGCCGTCGCTCAAGTCCCAAAAGCCCATCATTCGGCCCCTTCTTCATTGGTGTTGAATTTTGCCCCGCCAAGCGACGGGATGACTTTGGCCAACGGGTTTTCCCCGATGCGGTAATCAAGTGGATCGGTGATGCCGTAGCGGTTCTTCGAGACGTTGGCAGCCGTAGCATGGCAGACCATTTCCAGATCGCCCGTGCTGATCGCCTTCTTGCGGTCGCCGTCCTCGCCCTTGGTGTAGGTCACAAGACGCAGGAACCCGACAACATCCACATCGTCGGTGTAGGGCGGCTGTGATTTCGGCGGCAGGCGCAAAGTCCAGCGCATATAGTCGTCAACGTCGGGCAGCTTCAGCGTTTCCACATCAGCGTGCGCCACGAAGACAACGTGCATCCCGCGCTTTTCATTG